AGTCAGTCCAAGCCCAAAGCCCTTGGGCAGTGGCAGAAAACTCTCCGGACCGAAACCGTTGCCAGCTTGTTCGAAGCATTGGAAACTGAGATCAGCCATCAGCACCTCGCAGCGGGCACGTTCGTCAGCCCCTTGCCTGATTGCTTCCGCTGGCTACGCGACGAGCGTTACCTCACGGTCAACGACCGACCCCTCAACACCACCAACTACATCCCCGATGTGATCCGATGAAACTGTTCAGCCCAGAAAGCCGTAACCAATTTGTTTTTGCCGTCCTGCCTAAAGCTGCCAAGGAAGGCACCGCACCAGCGTTCCGCACCGTTGACGCTGACGACTTTGATGAAGCGCAGCGCAAGCTGGATAAGTTCCAACTGCGTAACGCTTACCCGTACTGCGTGGGGCGCTACGACGAGTTCGGTCGGTACATGACCCACAAGCCTGCCATCGAAGGCGTCAGCCCTGGCAGATTTGTCCTGCATCCGTTTGCCGATGAGGAGCGCAAGCGCGAGGAGGCATTCTCCTGATGGCACTCAAACCAATCTCAACCGCTGTCGGTGCCCGCAAGCTCCTGCAGCGCCTCATCGATGCCAAGCGGTGCGTGCTAGAGGACTTTGACGCACCACCGCCCGGTCACATCAACCCAGGCATGTACCGCAACCTGCTACGCGATCCCGTCGATGACGCTGACCCCAAGGTCGAAGTGGTCAACCCACGCGACTTTGTACCCGCTGAAGAAAACGCCCTGCCCTACTGACATGACCACCGAAAAGCGCCTGCCCGTCAAGGTTTATCTCACCCAAGACGAGAACGACCACCTGCTACGCCAAGCCAAGGAACTGAACATCGAACGCGGGCAGCTCATCCGCCTGCGTGCGTTAGGAGACCCCACAGTGGCCTCTGGCGCCTCTGTAGCCCTTGCCGCGCCCTTCTCCCTGCACGCCTATCAGAACGCTGTTACAGCCGCTTGTAGGGCTGCTAGAGGCAGTGCACCGCGCCCAGTCCTCGAATGCATCGCAGCCGCTGTCCTCTGTTCCCTTCAAAATGAAGTCAAGCCGTAACCCCACCAACCAAGACGTTGCGCACTGGCTCAAACTGTGGGACGACTACCTCACAGCCCTCTACCACCAGACCAATGACCCCCAGAGACCGTCTGAACTCACTGGTGGAATCAGCCGCTACTTCCGTCCAGCCGATCTGCCATACGCTCGATGACGGCAGTGTCCGCGTCTGCATCGGCAACACCTGTGGCACCGTTTCCTCGCACCACCTCGTCGAACCTAAAATCAACCAACTCCAAAGCCTGTACCGGCTAGGTTGATTTCTGTATGATTCCCGCAAACGTCATACAACCGCCTGCGTGACATCAATCAATAACCTCAAGTCAGATCACAAAAATGCGCGCAAGCGGACAGATCGCTCTGCTGCCCTAATTGCTGAATCCATCAAGCGTTACGGTGCCGCCCGCAGCATCGTCATTGACGAAGACAACCGGATCCTTGCTGGTAACGGCACCATTGAAGGCGCCAAAGCTGCTGGCATTCAAAATATCCGTGTTATCGAAACCGATGGCACGGAAATCATCGCCGTCAAGCGCACCGGCTTAACCGAAGACGAGAAGATCGGCCTCGCTTTGGCCGATAACCGCACCAGCGACCTGTCCGATTGGGACAAGGACATGCTGCAGCAGCTCAGCGAAGAGCATGACATCGCCCCATGGTTTGATGCTGATGATCTAGCCGAGATCCTCGGTGAAGTTGAGCAGTTGCCTGCCGAAGGCTTGACTGATGCCGACGACGTGCCTGAGGCGCCCGAGGAGCCGGTAACGAAGCCAGGGGATGTGTGGCTGCTGGGGAAGCATCGGGTGATGTGCGGGGACTCGACCGTCATCACAGACGTTGAGCGGTTGATGGCTGGCGCCAAGGCTGCGCTGATGCACGCCGACCCGCCTTACGGAATGGGCAAGGCATCAGACGGCGTGGCCAATGACAACCTGTACAACGACGACCTCGACAACTTCCAAATGGAGTGGTGGGCAACCTTTCGCCCTTTCTTAGAGGACAACGCCAGCGCCTACATCTGGGGCAACGCGCCGGAACTGTGGCGGCTTTGGTACAAGGCAGGGCTTGGCGACAGCGAACAAATGGAGCTTCGAAATCAGATTGTCTGGGACAAGAAGGCAATTCCTGGGATGGCATCAGCAGGGTTAACGCAGTTCCCTATTGCAAGCGAGCATTGCTTATTTTTTCAATTAGGCAATCAATTTCGCGGCAACATCAACATCGAAGATTTCCCCGAAACTTGGGAGCCTGTGCGTTCTTACATGGAGGGCGAAGCCAAAGCTGCGCAAATCGGATCTGCTGAAATTAAATCCCTCTGCGGCGTGCAGATGTACAGCCATTGGTTCACCCGTTCGCAATTCACGCTTATTCCCGAGAAGCACTACCTTACACTTCAAGCGAATTGCGCAGGACGATTCATTCGCCCTTGGCGCCAGTTAAAGGCCGAATGGGACAAAGTAAAAGGCGCCCCGACCAGCGAGATCCAAGGTGCGCGCAGCTACTTCGACAACGCTCATGACGTGATGCGCGACGTGTGGGAGTTTTCGCGGGTGACTGGCCAAGAACGACACGGCCACGCAACGCCAAAGCCGGTAGCAATGATGGAGCGGGTGATGAAGTCGAGCCTGCCCAGCGGCGGCCTATGCGTCGAGCCGTTCGGTGGCAGCGGCAGCACCTTGATTGGCGCAGAAAAAGCCGGGCGTGTTTGCTACGCAATGGAGCTAAAACCTGTTTATGTAGACGTCATCGTCAAGCGCTGGGAAGACTTCACCGGTAACACCGCCGTCTGCGTACCATCTGATCAACACTTCACCGAGCAGCAAGAGGCGTTCTAATGGCTGCCCAAAGAGGCACTAAACAAGAAACAATCGACCGCGCTAACCGCTTTGCACGCATCATCGCAAACGGCGGTAGACGCTCGGACTGCATTCGATTTGCCTCCGAGAACTGGGGGGTTGGTGACCGCACGGTCGATCAATACCTCAAGTTGGCACGCGAGATGCTTAAGGCTGACTGGGACATCGAACGTCCGCAGATGATCGCTGATCTGCTGTCTCAGTGCAGCACCTTGCAGATGGAAGCCAGGCGGGCTGGTCAATACCACATCGCCCTTGGCGCCATCAATACAGCAGCCAAACTGGCGCAACTCTGTTCGTGAGCATTCTTGCTGCAGCGCCAACAGGCAGTGTCCTTCAGCAAATTGGTCATGGCGATGCCGATGTTGATGTACCAGAACTCTTAGCCCGCATCCGCACTGACCTGCACCCAGGGCAGCTTGCCTTCGTAGACGACAGCAGCACTCAGATCCTTGGCATCTCTGCTGGCTATGGCGCTGGAAAGACCCGTGCGCTATGTGCCAAGGCCGTAACCCTTGCCGCTGCTAATCAAGGCTTCATCGGTTTAGTAATGGAGCCGACTATTCCGTTGATCAGGGACATTTGGCAGACAGATTTTGAGGCATTCCTTGAGGCGTACGACATTCCATACACCTTTCGGGCATCACCATTGCCTGAGTACATGCTGCACCTGCCAGGCGGTGATACCAAAATCCTGTGCCGATCATTTGAGAACTGGTCACGCATCATCGGCTTAAACCTCGCTTGGGTCTTGGCTGACGAAATCGATACTGTCATACCAAGCATTGCTAACAAGGCATTTCCTAGAATCCTTGCTCGCTTACGCTCCGGCAACGTCAGGCAGTTTGGCGCAGCGTCAACACCTGAGGGCTTCCGCTGGATGTGGAATACCTTTGGCAGTGATGACGCAAGGGCAAGACCTGATCGGCATCTGATCAAGATGCGCACCGCTGATAATCCCCACCTGCCGCCCGACTTTATTGAGCGTCTTGAAGCCAACTACGACCCAAGCCTGCTGCGTGCATATTTAGACGGTGAGTTCGTCAACCTCACCACCGGGCAGGTTTATGACCGCTTCGACCGCAACAAGCACGTACAACCTGACCTGCCTGATACTGACCGCGAACCGCTCCGCATTGGCATTGACTTTAACGTCGGCAATATGAGTGCAGTGATCGGCGTTTGCATTGGCAATGGCCTGCTGATCATCGACGAGATCTCCGGCGCCCATGACACCGACGCGCTGGCAGCCGAGATCCGTCGTCGATACGCGGATCGCCGTATCTACATCTACCCAGACGCCAGCGGTGGCAATCGCAGCACCAATGCAACGCAGACCGACATTGCAATCCTTGAGTCCTATGGCATGTCCAACCAATCACCCAGGGCTAATCCTCTCGTTCGTGATCGGGTGGCTGCTGTTCAGGCTATGCTGGAAAACGGCAAAGGGCAAGTCCGACTACAGGTCGCGCCTCAATGCAAGCGATTGACTGAGTGCTTGGAGCTGCAGTGCTACACAGACAAGGGAGAGCCTGACAAGGATGCAGGCTTTGACCACATGAACGACGCCTTGGGGTACTTGGTCTGGCGTGAGTTCAATCCGCTGCACGCTGGTGCAGGACGCAGCACGGGCATCAGACTTTACTGACGGCTGGGTTGCAGATACTGGCTTTTTAAGCTATGGTTGCAAATGCCCACCTTTGAGCCTACTCATGCTCGTCGGTCAAGATCTCATCAACAAAGTTAAAGAGCTGAGCGATCTGAATAAATCAGACCTCGTTCGTGAATGTGGTTACGTCAAAAATGACAAGGTATGCTTCACCCAGTTTTATGAGGCGCTCCTTGAAGCCAAGGGGCTGCAGATGAACGTGCCTGGCAAGCGCGGTCGTAGCCTGACCTATAAGACCAAGGTGCAGTTCAACGGTAAGCTCTCCATCGGTGAGGGTTACGTGCAGGAGATGGGTTTTAAGCCCGGCGACGAGTTTGAGATCAAAATTGGTCGCAAGTCCGTAACGCTAACTGCTGCTTAAACTGAACCAAAGCCTGCGCGTATCAAGCTGTGTATAGCGGATACAACTTTTACGACCGCCCGCTAGCTCAGCGGACTGTCACGCAAGTCACCGATCCGAACACGGCATGGTTCGCGCAGGAACCTCACTGGATATTGATAGAGGATCTACTGCAGGGCACTTACGGAATGCGCAAAAAGCATCGCCGTTACCTGCCGCAGGAACCACGCGAGCTGGACGAGTCCTATGACAATCGCCTAGCTCGTAGCGTGGTGCCGCCCTTTTATCAGCGCCTTGAGCGCATGATGGCTGGGATGCTAACCCGTAAGCCCGTGCGGCTTGACGACACTGCCGACATCATCCGTGAGCAGTTGTTTGACGTTGACCTGCAAGGCAATGACCTCAACGTCTGGACCTATGAAACAGCCCGCAAGATGGTCCGTTATGGGCACGTTGGTGTCTTGGTGGATGCACCGTCTGATGGGGGTAGACCTTACTGGGTGACGTACACGCCACGGCAGATCCTTGGCTGGCGCACTGAACAGCAAGAAGGCAAACAAGTCCTGACACAGCTCAGGCTGTCAGAGATTGTGACAATACCTGACGGCATCTACGGCGAAAAAGAAGTGCAGCAGGTGCGGGTGCTAACGCCTGGTGAGTACCAGTTGCATCGGCAGAATGCCACCGGCGATTTCAGCGTGGTAGACGAAGGGCGGACCAGCTTGTCTGAAATCCCCTTCACCGTTGCTTACGCCCAGCGGCATGGGTTCCTGGAATCGCGCCCACCGCTTGAGGACATTGCCGAGCTAAACCTCAAGACCTACCAGATCCAGTCAGACCTAGACAACCAACTGCACATCAGCGCCGTGCCGATGCTGGCGTTTTATGGCTTCCCGTCTGCTGCAGAGGAAGTAAGCGCCGGTCCTGGTGAGGCGATTGCATTTCCTGCTGATGGTCGTGCGGAGTACATCGAACCGCAGGGCAAGAGCTTTGAGGCTCAGTTCCGCCGCTTAGAGCAACTGGCAGGGCAGATCAACGAGCTAGGGCTGTCAGCAGTTTTGGGGCAGAAGCTCAGCGCCGAAACTGCAGAAGCAAAGCGGCTAGACCGTAGCCAGGGTGACAGCACCATGATGGTGATTGCACAGAACGTGCAAGACCTCATTGATAACTGCCTGCAGTTTCATGCGCAATTCATCGGCAACGCCACCGCTGCCGGCAGCTCTTACGTCAACCGTGACTTCCTTGGCGCACGCCTTGAACCGCAGGACATCCAAGCTCTGCTATCGCTTTACACCGCTGGCACCATCAGCCAAGAAACCCTCCTGCGTGAGCTAGCCGAGGGCGATGTCCTTGGCGATAATTTTGATGTAGACGAGGAACTGGAGGCAACTTCTAATGGCGGGCTGGATTTACAATCTGCTGAACAGGCTGATCGATTGGTTGGTGGACTGGGCGATAATGCTGGAAGCGAAGACCCAGAAGATGCAGATACCGCCGAGGAAGCAGGAGCTTGATTACACGATGGGCAAACTGCCGGAAGAGATTTTGGCAGTTGTACGGATGACGTATTACAAAGACGGCAAACCTGCTGAAGTAGATGAAATGGTGATTTTGGAAGATGGGCAAGATGGTTACAACGCCTTTGCTTCTACAGTTACCGGCGCCTTGACGCGTGGCGCAAACGTTAGCATCCGGTCGCAGTACAAGCCCAGCCAGCTTGGCATTGAGCCATGAGCACACCTGAGGCGTTGTTTCGCAATGCGATTGACCTGAACCGCTTTAGTAATAGTGTTGCTCGGCGTGTGATCAATGCATATAACGACATCATTATTGATGCAGTCAATCAGTTGCGAACGATTGATGAGCTGGCTGCACCTGTCAAAGCTGCAAGGCTGCGTGGCATTTTGGCGCAACTGAAGGATAGTCTGGGCACTTGGGCTGGCGATTCAACGGAGCTGACGGCGCTAGAGCTGCAGGGTATAGCCCAGTTGCAATCGGAGTTTGTATCGGAAGAGTTGCGTAAGGCGTTACCCGCAGGCGCACGGAACATTGTCAACACGGTAGAAATCAGCCCACAGTTTGCGCAGAGTGTGGTGACCACTGATCCCACGCAGCTCAATGTGGTGGCACTTAGCGATGACTTATTTGCCGCAGTACAGGGCGCACCGCAGACATTTAGCCTCACGGCTGCTCAAGGTGCCACCATCACGCTGCCTAACGGCGAGGTCGTTAGCAAGGCGTTTCGTGGCATTGCGGTGGACCAAGCTGAGCGGTTCAGCCAAGTTGTCCGGCAAGGCTTGCTGACAGGTGAACCGACGCCAGCCATTGCCAAACGGTTG